CCAGGCTCTAGCTTCTTTTGTGGGGCCATTTTCGTACTCCGTAATTATTGTTTCGGCAATTTCATATGCCTCTTGGTATCCATTACGAAGTGAATTGGATTTATGTCCATTTTCAACAAACCATTTAAGGGTATTTATATCCGATTGGCCTATTAAATCTAAACCATGAGGACCACCATACTCGAACTTAAAGTCCTGAGTGACTTCTTCAAACCGAGTTCTTAAGTTCAAAAGTTCTTGCACGTTCAACTGCTATCTCCAATTTTTCATACAGGGTTGATAAATCATCTTGGTCAGTCTGAAAGACAATACCAATACCACCAGCATCAATCCATCTACGGATGTTATCTGGCCTGTCATCCACAAGAATGTTTGGTTTACGTGTAAGTTTATTCCAAGCATACTTATGTTTGTTAGCGGTAAAGATCATGTTCTCTACCAAAGGGGGAATAATATCCCAACGATTCAACCATTGTCTTTTCCAATAGGCTGAATTCATAGTATCACCCCTTAAAGGTGATGAACAAATACCCCAATCGTCATTAGAGATTTTCTTAACAAATTTTACAATCGAATATGTCTCAGGAAAGATATCAATATTGTAAAAGAAATCTGTATTTCGTAGAGAAGCAAATGCGGACTCTCTATCGTTCAGAGATTTCCAATGATCTACATCAAAGTGTGTTTTGACTGCACCAAAGAAGTCGGCGATAACACCATCCATATCTAGATAAATTGTCATTATGCCACCTCTTTCATTTCACGTTGAATCATGTCGAACATTTGAATTGCTGCTCTGAATTGAAATGTATGAACAAGCAAAGGGTATTTTTTTACTGCCTTGCCAATAAATTCTTGACGAGGTATATTGTAATTATCACAAGCAAACTGTTCCGCTTCTAAGATATGTATTTTTGATTTTTTCATATTTTATCTCCTCTTTGATTATGGTTATATTATAAACCATTTTTACGCAGTTGTAAACCCCTAAAATGAAATTAATTAAAAAAAAGTTTACGGCGATCATATTCTGCTTTTGTATCCAAGAGGAGTTGGATATGGTTATCACGATGTTCTTTGAAAAGGAGTGGTTCGTTATCATCAACGTCCATGATGACAACTGTGTTAGTGATGGGTATGCCTGTGCGTTCTTCCCACATCACGGCATACCCAGCCATTTGTGCAAAGTAATTAGAAATATGTTCCTTTTTCTTTACACGTTTTGATGTTTTAAAATCTACAATAGATGGTACACCATCAAACTCAGCAACGCAATCGCATCGGCCAGCAAGGCCAAGGTGAACAGAATAAAGAGGCACCTCAAGACCATAGATTTTTCCAATCCTCCCGTCCAAAATTGGACGTAAGTTCTCGAGGCTTTGTCTAATGTGCGGTAGAAAGTCCGTTGTGTCTTCATTTTTTAAATACCTTTCAATAATAGAATGTACTAGGGTTCCACGACCAGATGCTCTCTGGCCGACACGGTTTGCTTCCTCGTCCCCTACACGAGCCCTCCACTTTGCAATAGCTTCTTCACTTAAAATACTTAAGACTGTTGTAATACTAGGATACCTACGACCATCAGGAGTAGCATAAGTCCTACCTGTTGGCTGTGTATCTGTAACCAAGTCATCATATCCGAGATCAATTGTTTCATGTATAAACTCCATTATTTACAGTATCACCTTATCATGTTTTAATTGTGTTATTCTTACCAGAACCTTTTTTGATTCTACCTAATAAATCTTTCCATCCATCACTTGTATTCGAATTTGCGTGTGTTTTTGTACTTGAAACAAAATTTGGTGGTACCAATACTTGAACAATGTTATCTGTTAACATAGCCTTCATATCACTATAGCTACATGATACATCCCATTGTTCATCTGTATTTTTGTTTTTGAGAGTGTACGTTGGCATTTCTAATTTCGTCCTTTACTTCGGATACTCTATGTGTCATCCAACTAATAGCCGTACTGATGTGTCCAGTATCTTGTGGTTGCAAACATGATTTAGCATGTTCAATCTCTTTATATAGGACTTCTAAATAATCTAATTTATCCATTATGCAGTTTCCTTAAACCAATCTGGTACTTGGCGCTTTGACCAAGTCATTTTAAATCTGTCTTGCTTTGTTTGATAGAATGCACGATATGATTTTACTGCACACTTGAACATACATTCTGGGTTAGAACCCATAGCCAATTTGAAAGGAGTCATTGACACATTTGGAATATTTTTTGGTAATGACCAAAGAGGTGATTTTAAGAATGATGTTGCGTGAATTTTACCATAGCGATGAGTATATTCTTCTAGTAGTGCTTCGAAATGCTGCCAGTGCCATTTATAATTTTCTGCAGATTCCATAGTCCATACTGTACATGGATGATGAAAATGAACTGCTTTATATAATATTTTATCCATTTCTGGATCATCGAATAAACGGTAATGTTTTACCATACGTTTACCCGATTTTGATGGAGCAATCTGTACAGTACCGTCAAGCATACGATGTGCAGTAGAAAGCATTTGTGCAGATTCGATAATCATTTTCACAACGTGTTTATCACACTGTTGTTGTGCAGCAATTACCGGGTCGTTATCTAGTACAAAAATATTCATTGTGTTATTATACCATACATTATTCAGAAAGTAAACCAGGAAATGCTTCTTGCACAATATTTTTTGTAATACCTGGCGGTGGTGTTTTATTGATCATATTTACAACAACAATGGCATCTTGAGGGTGAATACCTTCTACAATACCAAGGAATAATTTTTCTCTTTTAAAAGCAGGTAGTGAATCACCTGCCTTAAATCCTTTTACAAAATATTTAAATTTAGTATTTTCTCTGAGAAGATTGGCAGGATGATTATGTGGTTCTGATGCAGTATATGGCACTTCACCTCCGGGCAAATTCCACTCAATCTTTTTATCAAATGTACCTTTTAGGACATCTTTAAGAGCCCAACTTTCATTATCTTTCAATACTTTAATTTTATTTTCTTTGGAACCTTTTGATGCCAGTTCCAAAACTTCAAAAACATATTTAGCCATTATATGAAATCCTCTACTGACTCGATTAACATTTTCATATTTTTATTTATGAGATATGGAAATACCTTACCTTTATTATGCCAGGGATCTTGTTCGGTATATTCCTTAATGATTAACTCTTTAAGATCATCTGGAGTTTTTGATAAGTCAATCATTTTTTCATTGCGTTGATAATTACGATACCAAGATGCTGCATATAATAATTCACCATCTGCAAGATCCTCAATGATTGCCTGTTTCTTTTTCTTTGATAATGGTGTTTGACGGTCTCCATTTACAAATGTATCATCGTGGGATAAAATATTTGGAACACCGTCACCTGCATCTCCAGATAAAATTTTATCTATTAAGTTAACCTTGGGGTTATTATCAATTACTTCCTTTTTAAGGAGAGGTGAAAACTGTTTTACATTTTCATATTGTTGTAATTGTTTAAAGTCGCCGTCTGCAGAAACAATCATTACATTTTCATAATTGCCAAATTCCTGAGTATTTGCAGCCAAGGTACCAATAATGTCGTCTGCCTCACAACGATCAATGTGTATTACTTGATATGGAAAGTTTTCCCTAATTTCATCTTTTACCAAATGCATAATACGAAAAGCTTCTTGCCAATCAAATCCAGATTCATCACGGTATTTTTTACGACCTGCTTTATATTGTGGATAATATTCACGTCGCCAGTTATTACCACCATCACAACACAAAATCATTTGACCATAATCGTCTTTGAATTTTTTATAATACATACGCAATGAATTAAGAATCATATGACGTAACATATTTTCATCATTGACTTTATTAATTGCAATAGTTGCAATTGCAATACCACTATAATCTACTAGAATCATTGTACCACCTCGAAATCTGGGTCATCATTACTAATTGCAATCCATCGACTACCTTCTAGAAGATGTGGTTGATCACAATTTAAGAATGCAAATGGTCCAATACATTCACGATGTGCTGTTGTAGCAATATGTGGTCTGACATCAACTACGGTAAACATATTACCAAATTGATGAATACGATTTTTACCGTGGCGAGACTTGCCTTTTAGTTGTATCCGATCACCGGTTTTAAACATAATATACCTCTCAAATTTATATTGTAATATATTATATTACATTTTTCCATAAATGTAAACAAAAATCTGCACTTGATAATCAAATGTTTTTGGATATATTTCCGGATCAACTAATTTATCACCGTAGAATTTTATAAGTCTTTGGGTAAATGTCTCGAGTGTATCTTGCATCCGATAAACGAATTGTAGTACTCATCGCTGAGCAATACGTCCCTTTCAAATTGGAGTTTTGCTTCATAATATGACATCTCACCTTTTGTTGTACAAAGGCGGAGAATCTCTCTTTTATAGTTATCTTGACCTTTTTGCTCGACAAGTAATTGGACTTCTTTACTCGAACCAAAGTAAGATTTCCAGTCGGACTCAACACGAGTCCGTATCCTGCGAGATCTCTTGGAGTTTTTGGGTAGTGTTTTTGGTTTCCAAAAATTCTTTTTACCAATATACTTTTTACCCGTATCGAGTTCAGTAATTTGATAAACAAAACCTTGATATTCCTCGGGAGTTTCATCGTAAAGTTGTTCATTGTATAACCACATATAGTTATATATTATTTACATAGATCCTCATATTTTGTGGTATGAACCCTATGTTGTGCCAAGTCACGCCCAAGATAGCCAGGCACTGGTTTTTGTTTAAAAAACTTTAAAAGAAAATTAGTCAAGATTTTCATTAGATATATCCTCTACTTCTGCTCTTCGGCCACATACTGGACAAAACTCTGGGGTTTCACCACCATCGCATAACACGATGGTGGTTGTGTAGCATTCTTCACATTCAATTCT